TTCTTAAATGCTGCCTTATCAAGTGGTTTATCGACCGGAGTAGGTCTCACACCTTCTTCAACAGACGCAACCTGTTCCAGATATACTCTGGAAATATCATTCAGAGGATTAATAGACATTGTAATACTACTCTACTTCTTGACTTTATACTTATTTATGAATTCCTTAACATTAGATTGCTTATATCCACTATAAGGTTTTGCTCCATATTGAAGATTTGTCTTGTCACCTTTTTCAAATCCAGGTGTCATATCAACTGCATATTTAAAGAAACCACCAGTTCCCACAAGAGTATTTGGTTTTCCAGGAAGTCTCATTTTTCTTTCAACTCTCTTCTCTTGATATTCCATCACATCTCTTATCCAAGATTTAAACATATATTCCTCATTCGTCAAACAAATAAGATAATTAGTCCCTCTACGAATAATTTTACCAACTAAACCAGTATTTAAGTTCTCTACAACATCACCAATTCTAAAAATATTTCCATTTACATAGTTCTCACGAAGAGTTTCTGTATCAAATTTTGGTGCAATCTGCCATAGTTCTGCGACCTTTTTCTTTTTCTTAGAACCCATTCCCTGGCGAACAGCATCAAACAAAGCTTGAGTATCACCATCATCAAGCGTCTTTGGAGTTCCTCTACGGAATGATTCAAAATCGTCTTCAAGAACTGCCTTTCTCATCTTAGATGCTGACATTCCAGAAACACCTTCAGCATCTGCATCTCTCACACCTGCAGAGATAACACGAATCAAATCAAAGTTATAAAGATCTCCATTATATTTTTGTGCAAGGTTCTCAAACTCTGCTTGTCTATCAGAACCTACGACAATATTAACATTTGCATATCCCGCTTCTGCTGCTGCGATCAATACATTAAAGATAGATTTCATCTCATCATCATTAATAATGTTCTCCTCAAAATCAGGAAACATCTTTTTCATAAACGAAATCTTCATATCAGGATCTAATGGATTCTTTTTAGGATCCTGAGTTCTTGAAGGATAAATCTTAAGATCTCCACCAGTTGCTGCTTTTCTTGCAGCCTTTAATAGTTTCTCGTGTCCTACTGTTGGAGGATTAAAACGACCAAATGCAACAGTCAGAGTATCACTACCAGTATCAACATCAGAAGTTGGTTGTGCTGCTTTTGCTGGTGCTTTTGGTTCTGCTGCTACCTTTGGCTTTGCTTTTGTCGTTTCAGGTGCTTGTGCCTTTCCTACTGCACCCTTTGGTTGATCTTTTCCACCATCAACTCTACCCTTATCATAAAATACTAGTTTTCCCTTTTCAGTTTTTGCAACAAACTCTCCACGAGTATCTAACCAACCACCGTGACCATCACTCTTGAGGTTTAACTTCTTTGCTTGTAGAGATGCCTGAGACTGAGTTGCCTCAGTTAGAAATTGGAAAAAACTCTTCATCTATATTGTCAATCCTTATAAATTATTTAGTGTTAATATTAATACAACTTTCCAAATGGTCCAAACTTATTACCCTTTTTAATAGCAAGAAATACGATATCTGTCCAAACTTCTTCTTGTTTTTTCTTTGGAGTTATCTTGTATACAGCATCCAAAAAGGCAAGTTGAATTAATTTTGAGTTTGCAATATGTGGTGCCTCCAAGAATACTCCTTCGATATTGTCACTAAACTGTTCTTTGGTTAATATTCCTGTTTCCGCTTTTGTTTTAATTCTATCAAACATAGATTCAAACTCACTCTTTCTTTTTATATACTCTTCTCTTGTCTGTGGATATTTTCCATTTGCCTTTTCAAATGTTTGTCCAGCGTCTTTCAAAAGTTGAACCACCATATCAACCTGAGCCTTACCTCCTCTAGCGGCACCGGCTCCAATTTGAGTTGCCTCCCATTTTAAGTTACTAAATCCAGTAGAATTATTTCCTTTAATTTGAAATTTATACCCCTTACCTTTTCTGGTCAATTTTACCACAGAATCTTGAGTCATTCGTTCGGTCAGCATAATTTTAGTTTCAATTTCCGGAAAGTTATAATCATCCATCTCATCAAGAGTCAACTCTTTTACATTGAACTCCTCCCACTTTGCTTGTGAACCAGACACTTTCTTCAACGATACTCCGACAAGTTTTCTCTCTTTATAAAGAGATCTCATAACAGTATTGAGTTCTTCAATAGTCTGACTTCCTCTACTTCCTTCAACAGTCTTATCAATAACATCTGTAATATTTTTAACAGATCCTTTAATCAACCACATATCGGCAGGATCCCAATTATCTTTTTTGGAGATACCAAACTTACGAACAATAATATCCGTTATATAATCCATAAATGATCCAGTTCCACTATGGTCAAACACATGCCACTGTGAATTTGAGAACTCTTGAAACATTCTCTCATGCTGTTTCCAAAATACTTCCATCCATTCAAATTCTACTGATGGATAAACTTTACGAATACCATCCATTGTCTTTTTATCTTTCATCATCGCCTCAACAGAAGGCCATGTCACATTATCCTTTAACACTCTTTCAAAAACAAAAGTTGATGCTTTCTCTTGCATCAATGTTGTTTTAGCATCCGCTGCTTTTTTCTTTCCGGGTTTAAATTGTATTACTGCTTGTTTTATATTCTTACCATCAATTACTATTATTGTGGAAGGAAAACTAGATCCAGACACAACCTTTGAAGAATATTTTACTCTCTTTGAATCCAATATAGCATTTACTTTAGAGGCAAGTGCCATCCTATCATCTGCGGACAAAAGATATTTCTTTGTCCTAGATGATGATTTATCCTCTATATTAACGCCGGGAACTTTTTCAATTTCACCTAATACTTCAGCAAAACCGCCGAGACTGAGTGCAACCATTTTTTTATTTTTATTTATGGAGATAAGGAGACTCGAACTCCTGACATCAGCCTTGCAAAGACCGCGCTCTACCAACTGAGCTATATCCCCAAGTTTAGATATTATAAAACCCCTCAACTAAAAAGTCAAGGGGTTAGAGCAACCTTCCGATTTATTTATCAACCACGCTTGGCACGAAGTTTTGCAAGAACTGCACCTGCTACTTTTTCACCACGCTCCTTAGAACCATAACGTTTTGCAGCAGACTTAGCAATCTTTGCAAATGCTTTACCAGGTTTACCAATATCCTTACCTGCTCTTGCTGCTTTTGCGGAGTATGATGCCTCACTCAGTTCATCATCTTCCTCTTCATCTTCTTCTTCATCCTCTTTCTTATTTTTCTTTCCTTTCTTCATTTCCTTTTCATCTTCTTCATCCTCATCTTCATGCATCGCTTCAACAATAATGTCAATGGTTTCTTTATCAAGAAGATTAGCCATCATCCACTCTGCTTCTTCCAGAGTTTCTGCATATCCTTCTGCTTGGAGGAACTCAAGAACTACATCAAAGATATCAAGTTCTTCATTCTTAAGTGCTGCTCTTTTTTCTGCTTCTTTTTTATTTTGTGCGGCCACCGCTCTACTTAAATCAATCTTTAATGGTCTACCTTCCTCCTTTCTCTTTCTCGCATAATCAAAAATACTTGGTTGCTTTTTTCTTTCTTCTCTTTTTTTAGCATCTTCTATATACTTTGCTCTCTCTTCGGGAGTTTTAAGTTTCACATCCATTTCATCAAGTTGCTCAGGAGCATTAACCTGTTGGTATGCTTCCATCAAACCTTTAAGATCTTTGATATCCATTTTTACAAATAGTTTTTTATTTATTTATAAAAAAAAGACCCCGAAGGGTCACTCAACTACTTGACTGATTGCATCATCAAGGTCAGCAATTACTTCACGAAGTTCAAAGATACGAGGTGGAGTGCTTACAATATCACTCGTGTATCCTTTTTGTGCTTCAAAAAGAACTTGACGAACTGCGGCGGCAGAACGCACATTCATTTCAATAGTTACTTTACTCATAGATTTTCTCCTCAAATATCTCCAGACTTACGGTTTTCAGAACGCTCAATACTAAATGCACCTTCAGGATAACGAGCATTCAGTTTCTCAAAGTTCATTTGAACGACTTCTTCAATAGAAATATCAAGCCCAATACACGCTTGAGACACATACCACATAATGTCTCCAAGTTCACGCTTCAGGTGAAATAAATTTTCTTGAGTAACTGGTTTACCTTGAAAAACGATCTTCTTTACAATCTCAGTAAATTCACCTGCTTCAGCAGACATTCCTACAGCAGCAGTAAGCAGTCGCTCAGTAGGAAACTCTTTCTCCCGCAGTTCCATAAGGCTGTTGATGAAAGAGGCGTGGTCTTTACTTGGGTTTGAGGTTGTCATATTAACAAACTCAACGTACTTATTAAGATCAATAGTCATATTAGAATTTAAATCCTTCAAATGATTTTTTAGGTTTCTTTTCTCCATAATCATACTCTTCATCTTTTCCATTGTCAAGGATATCATTTTGAGCAGATTGTTCGCAGTCATAAAGACGCATTTTTGCGCGATCAATACCAACCACAAAGCGTTTATGAATGGTAGGATCGTTATAACGATTTTTAAGTTGTTTTACAAGAATTTGACCAAGACCTTCAAGATCTTCAGTGGAGATAAGTGCAAACATCAAATCAGCAGTTGCTGGAAGACCAAAACTTTCAGATGTATCAGTCAGTTCAACATCAGAAGAACCATATCCAGAACGAGTAGTCTGAGTGGCACTCACGATAGGAACATTAAATTCCACAGCAAGACCACGAAGTTCTTCTGCAATTGATTTAACTAATGTATAAGAATTAACATTACTTCCACCTTTAAACCGGGAAGAAGAGCAGATATTCAGGTAATCAATAAAAATAATATCTGGTTTAAATGATTTCTTAAGTGCA